GGTGCAACAATCGCACCAATGCCACCGGAGGTTGGATCAACCCTACCGACAGTTAAGTCTACTTCTCTTACTACAATACCAGGAGATGCTAAATTTAGGGGCATCTTGTTTTTTCCTCGCATCCAATTTACCTAAAAATATTTAGGAAAAGGGGTATTTCTAATGGGGAAACGATGCGTGAATACTTACCAATCTGGATATTCCCATCTCAAATTGCTCTTTCTGCCTCTACTCACTCTCTTAACCGTACATTCCTTACATTCATATGAATATGCTGACGGTAATGTTTTTCTACCTTTTCGAGTCAAATAAAAATCATCCATCAAACTTTTAACCTTCCCACAAACTCTACATTTACGGTCAAAAAATAATAAATGTTCTAATTCTATCTCGTCATCAATAGACACTACTTATAATCCCACATATAAGACATATCACCATATTCATCTGCATACCATCTATCTCCAGAATCATCTACAAAACTTGCTTCAATATTAATCCCATCTTCGATAAATCCAAATGGTGCCATATCTTGGTCAATTTGATTTTTCTGCTCTTCATATATTCTCTTTCTTACATCATTATCTGTCATCTCCTTGAAATATTCTTGTGCTACTAACCAAGAAAATATTACAAGACACATTGCCAAATCATCATTACATCCTTCTTCTGCTTCAAAAGAATTTCCTTTTTGGGAAAATGTAGTTAGTTCTGATATAATTTCATAATCCGATGCAAGTAATTTATCATCTTCTATAAGAGTTTTGAGATTAGAACAACCCAATTTTTTAACTGCTGCAGTTGTTCTGACACCAAGTTGTGATTTCTTTCCACTAAATCCCGATCCAACAACTTGACCATTGCGACCTCTCATAGCACACATAAGAATATTTTCATATTCCAAATCATATTGGAGAATACTAGCAACTTGATCACCAATATCATTTACCTCAATCAATAACCAAGAATCATTATATCCCTTTGCCACATCAAATATGATGTTTGGAAATAACATTGGTTTTATTTCATTATTTCTATACTTTGCAACTACTCTATAAGGAAACTCTGTAATATCAAAAACAATAAATGCCGAGTAATCATTACCAAGACCACGAGCAACGTCAACCGTAATTAGATAATTGTGTTCTGGAATTGGATTTTCATAGACATCTAATCCAGCATTTCTTTTTAATGGATCTTCATATACTAAAGTTTTGAGTTTTGAAGGGTTAATAAGAGTATTAACAGAACCTAAGAACTCGCAGTTGTGTGATACTATATTGTTTGAATAGTAAAGATTGTCTTCGCCAACATCAAGTAAATCATAAAGATAAATTCCTTCTTCTACTATTTCATTGTATAATACTTTCTTTTCTTGTAAAATATCATCAACTTTAATTGTTGATGCCTTAATTTTTTCTTTTCCGAAAGAATGATTATCGGAGCATTTTATTTCTGATCCATCATCAAATATTATCCAATGGTAAAAAGGTTTATAAACTTTTTGTATTCCTGAAAAATCTTTAAATCCATCAGGTGTTTTTACTTTAATATTTTTATTAATCTTAAACATTTTTCCAACACTCGTTTAAAATAATCTTCTTTAATCCTTGAGGAGTTAAATTATATTCTTTGGCATATTCTCTACAAAATGCCTGAACATAAGACATTTTTTTGCCATTTTTCATAGTCATTCCAACATTCTGTAAATATGGTTTTTTATTATATAGTTTTCTTATTGTTCTTATCGTACTATCATTAATTTTTCTGCTAAAAACTCTGCCTTTTCTAGAGTTACTCATTTTCACTAAAGTTTCTTCAGAAAAGCAATTTTTAATTCCTTTGTTCCAAGGAATATTACCTTTCTTAACTCCACCAATTCCTTTTCTTTCATAATCTTCAAAACCTTCCCCACCAGTGGACTTGTTCCATCCATTTTTAAAAGTATTAAATTTTTCTATGTAAAAAATTTCTTTTTCCTTTGCTTTTTCTGGAACATCTATTTGCTCTTTTATTTCAAAAGTGTGAGGAGGTTTATTTCTTTTATGTTCTCTTCTTCTATCATCTAAATTTCGGGTTTGTCCTACATATTTGACTTCGTTGTTTGAATCTTTAAGGAAGTATATATTATACATTTTATTGTTATTTATAATCCAAAAAACTCACAATCGTTCATATAAATTTTCCATAGAAGTTTTTTGTAAGATTCCATTATTATCCAAAATTTCAATCTGTGTATCACCACCCAAACATTCAAACTCAACACGGAACTGTGCTTCTGATGTGTTTGCAATTGTCTGCTCTTTCCAAACAACATCCCTACCAGGAACTTCTGACCAGTGAACCTCTGTGGGAATATATTCGTTTTTATTTCTTTCTGCATCATGCCACATACGGTAGAAGTGATTCATACCGTGTGGTGTAGATACAATAATTACTTTGGTGTTTTTACCAGAAGTAATAGTAGGATAAACAGATGCAAAGAAGGAGTCCGCAACATGGTTTGGAACGAAGGCGAATTCGTCGAGGAAGAGAATGTTAAACGACATGCCTCGGACAGCACTTGCAGACGTAGAAGCTGCCAATATCTTACTGCCATTTTCTAACTCGATGTTTCCTTTGTTCCATACTAGGATACCTTGTTGCATCCATTTTGGCAAGTTTTCGAATGCAGTTGCTAGTCTTGCCAACAATTCTCTAGCAGTGGATGCTTTGTTTGCCAGAATACCAATATTTACACTATCATTAAAAAGTGCATAGTGTAAGAGATATGATACCACAGTAGTAGACTTACCAGTCTGACGTGGCATTTTACAGATATTAAATCTGTTATTATGAAAATTATTAATTAGTTTTTCTTGAAAATGATAAGGATGAAACTGTGTTAAACCCTCATCAAGAGAAACGATTTTAATATAGTTGTTTGCAAAATAAACTGGATCTTGTTTACATTTGAGGAACTCAATAATTTGTTCCTCCGTAAACTCAATCGGAGTATTTGCTTTTTTTAATAATGGATTACCAAGATATACGTCACTCATAAAATCAAATTAACAATTCCAAGCTCTTAATGATTTATTAATTCTGCTATCTGGGTCTCTTGCAGTTTTAGTAGAAGTTAATTTCTTTTTCATGCCTTTCATTCTTGCACAGAATGATGCTCTTCTTTTGTTACCTTTCTTTTTAGATGGTGCTTTCAGGTCAGAACCAGGATTTTCTCTTTCATAAGACTTACGTCCCTTTTCATTAAGACCACCTTTTTTATTCTTACCCGATTTTTTAGTCCAGGCAGCACCTTCACCAAGTTCACTTCTCCAATCTGAAGCACCTTCAAATCTTACCTTTGGTTTTAGTTTCTTACCATCGGAAGAAGGAACAAACACTCCAGTCTCTGAGGACTTCATATCCACACTATCAACATCACCATCAACATCGGCATCAACTCTTTTTGTTGCTTGAACTGCAAGTTTCTTCAAGTTTCCACCACCAACTTTAGATTCTTCTTTTTCTTCTTTGCGAACACAGTTAGGGACCATCTTGCCACCCTTTTTCTTCATACCCTCTTGCTTGTGGGTATTCCAACAAGGATCTTTCTTCTCTTCAATCTGTTCTTGTCCACCTTTAATAGGTTCTGGTTTGATGAGATCAACGAACTCATATTCGGTTGCTTGAAAATCATTTCTCCAATCAGAATACTCTACAGACTCTGACTTATTTCCCCAGTTAGCAGCACCTTTCTTACGACACTTTACAAGTGCTCCGGATGCATAAGCAGAAGGCCAAACACTATATCTACTCTTAACTTTCTTATAACAGGCATCTTTCTCACCTGCTTTTTCCACTACAGTTTCTTCTGTCTTCACGTTGATTGCCTTCCCTTTTCTATCTGGATTTGGATCTTGACGTTGCTTTCTATTAAATGCTTTTTCTTCTTCCTTATCATCTAAATTTGCGGCCATTTTGCTGGATCCACATTTTGGTTTTGTTGTTTGTCCTGGTTGTTTGGCACAGGGTTTTCCGGCATATTTACCACCCAATTGGACCCAACCAGGCTTGCCATCACTAGACTTACTCTTACCAAACCAGTCACTCAAAGACTTATCACCACTTCTCGATTCACTTACACCCCCACCATCTCCACCATTACCGTTTCCATCCCCATTACCATTTGTGGGCACATCAATACCAGTTTCTTCTGGTTCTTTTCCACCACCAGAAAATCTAGCGGTTACTCTTAAACCCTTCGGAATGGGTTTACAAACCTCATCCGTATAACAATAATAATATCCTTGCTTACACTTTTTCATCGATGAAAAGTAGTCTATTCTTTATTATTTAGAAAACCTTGCTTAAGCATTTTTTGGAGTTCTGATGTCGATCCAACAAACACTGCATTATTGGTAACATTGTTTGTAGTTCTTTTTGTTTCGTCCTCTACATCCTTAAGTTTCTTTTGTAAATCAATTAACTTATCAGTAGTATCTGCAACACTCTTAATCAACTGCCCTGCGACCTCGTATGCCCTTGGACTGCCTCCTTCACCTGCTACTTCCATAATGCCGTTAATTGCCTCCTGACCCTTTTCTATGAGGGAGTAGAGGTTTGCACGACTATAGACATAATCTTTCTCTATGTCATTATCCTTCGATTTTATAATCTCAGGTTTTTTAATTGGTTTTGACTCGACAATATCACTCTCAATATTCAGAGCCTCATCGATTGAATCATAATTATTCATAATAGATTAGTAATCCTCTTTTTTAGTGGGACTGAATTCTTTAGAGTCTCCTAAAAATTCCCAACTTTCTGTAAATCCAAAATCATCACCAGGTTCTGCATCAATTGGGTCAGGAACAGTAGTATATCTCATTTCACGTTTTGCGGTCTTAGTATTTGTATCAGCATACAAATCAACCTGAACTTTCTTAATAAGACCATCAGTGCTATCTGCAACAGGACCGAATATATAAGTTTTTGCGGTAAATCTTATAGTGTAAATTAATGCTCTGCGAATTTGAAATGATCCTTCATAATCATCTTGAAAATCTATGCTATCCAAAACAATAGGAACATCTCTCTTTTCTCCAATAGATTCTACTAAATCAACTGTAACATTGAATGATGGTTGAAAAAATGGCAGTATTTGCTCAACTATTTGAAGAGCATCGTCATTTAATTTGGAAAAAATATTCAACTCAAATCCAATATTATAAGGAACTGGCATGAAAACTTTTTTTACTCTTCCTTCATCATCACATGCCTTAAAAGTCTGCACTATACCAGTTTTTCTTGATGAATCATATTGAATACCAGTCATCTCAAAGGACATTCTTGGTAAAGTGATTGCAACAGGTTTTGTTAAATCTTCCTGCTGCTCAATTTTTGCCAGAAATTTCTGCATTGGTCCATATGATAGACCAACTTTCATATCAGAAATTACACTTTCGGAATTATCTTTATGTTTGATATGAATATTATTAAAGAGAGTTCCAAACGATATAATTGTTTTTCTAATTATTTCGTTATAATAGTATGTTCCTAACATTAATATGTACCAAATGGATTTGATTTTGTAAAGTCTAATATTTTGTCTGCTTCTGCCTCAAATTCATCATTATCTGAATATTGATCACTTGCTGAAGTATCTGTGTCATATGACTTTAAGGTATAAATTGCAGATGAAGCAGAACCAACTATATTTTCACCTTCACTAAATGTTCCACTATTTAGTGAAACTCTGAGAATCTTATCAATATCTTTTCCTGGATTGTTCCAAGATTTTACTTCTGCAGTAACACCCGAAAGAGAACCAGTGACTGTTTCTGAAACAATAAAGGTTCCAATTCCAACTGTAGGTGGTGGAGAAACTGTGATATTTGGTTTAGAAGTATATCCAGAACCTGCATTTGTTAGAAGTACTTCCGAAACTCTTCCATTGAAAATTCTAGAGATTGCCGTTGCTGTTGTTCCTCCACCGACTGGTGGATCTATTGTTATAGATGGTGCTTGATAATATCTATCACCCTTATCTGTAATTTCAATCTTAAGAATTGGACTTTCGGATATAATGCAAGTTGCAATTGCACCAGAACCATTTCCTCCAACAATAGTTACAGTAGGAGGTTCAGTGTATCCGTAACCAGTATTTGTAATGACTATCTCTTTAATTGATATTGCATCTCCGACTGATGTAGTTATTGCAACTGCAGTAGCTGTCAGGGAAAATTCATCAACTCCTATGGCACCTGTAATAGTACTAAAATCTACATCTTCAATATTAGGAGGACTTATTGTTACTGTAGGAATTCCCGTATAATTATATCCATCATTCAGTAAAACAACATTAGTAACACCCGAAAAACCAGGAACAAGTATTGAGTCACATTCTGCAGTTCCTCCAAAAGCAACCAATTTCAAGTCAGTAATGTAACCAACATCTTCTAGAACATTATCTATTTCAGGAATTCCAGTATCAATTTCCTCATCTTCATATTCGAAGAGTTCACATGATAATTCGTAAACATAATTTCTGCCCAATTGGTAAAATGGTTTTTCTACTTCAACTCTTTTAATTTCAAAAAATCTTTCTCCTAAAGGGAAATAAACTAAATCTCCTTCTTTTGGTCTATCAACAAATGCCAGATCTTCGTTTGGATAATATACTCTAGACATTGAAGCAATTTCTGCCAAATATGGTGAAATTGTTTCTTCAAATCTTTCTTTAGAAAGAACTAAAGTTATTTCATTTTTAAGTCTCAGACCAAACTTGGTCATTATATCACTATCGGGAGCATAACCATCATAATTATTTAAATATGCCTCAATTATAAAACTCGAATCAAATTTTGATGATTGAACTTCATTAAGTATATCATCAGTTTTTAAAAGTTTTCTTGGAATATAGTAAACCTCTATTCCATACATTTTTAATTGTTCATTCACTAAGTCTTGTACAAGACTTTGTTCACCAGATGAACCTTGAAGAAAATAGGGATTCAGTGCCATAATTATCCAATCAGATCTAAAGGTGGTAATTCATATTCAGAAGACATTCTTTGTTTTATATCTTCCAAATCTCTTTGAGCATCTTCATATATCTGCCTTCCATTTAATTCAATCCCACCAGGAAGTTTGACACCATTAAATTTAATTAAGTTTTGTCCCCACTGCCTTTTTATTAATGCCGTCAAGTATTTTTTTACGAATGAATCATTATACACTTGAGTAAATGATTCGGGATCTAATGCTCTGTAACAATCAATCACAAAAAATGTATCTTTAGATTGTGCTCCCCAATCTATATCTAAGTATAATCTATCTTGCCTTTTGTTATATCTTACCTGTTTATCTGTAGTAAGTAAGAAATCAATATCTTCAAGATATGTTTTTGTCATTGCATATGATAACAAATCAACAGAACTAAAATAATAAAGATCATTTAAGAAAAGTTGATACTTAATACTAAACATTCCTCCAGAAATTTCACTAGTATCAAACTTGAATACCTTTTCAATTCCTGTTACTGAATCTGGAACTTGTATATAATTTGAATTTTCATAAAAGTTAAATGTGGTTGCAGTTCCTACAATATTTGAAGTTGTACTGGTAGTTACAATTCCTACTCCATCTGTTCCACTAGCCTTCCCCCTATCAACATCACCTTGTGATACTTTATATTTTAAGTACATTCTCTCGACACCATCAAAGTGTCTTTCATTAAAATACTGAATAGTATCATCAACTAAATCATCTATCTGATCATCATCAACATTAATCTCTAATACGGGAGCACCTAATTTTCTGAGGCAATAATCAATCAATCCTTGTCTTGTACTTGGTTTTGCCATCAGTATTCTCCTCCATCAAGGATACTTGTCCAAGTAACAATTCCAGTTGGTTCATCAGTTGTTAATATAAAATTACTTGTTTCTATTGCACTAAATGTACTTCCACTACTTACTAATTTTCCTTCTGTAGTAAAATACCCAACTCCATTTGGTCCATTAAAGTTATTTTCATATATTAAATACTCATCAACATAAAGATCTGAACCTACAAATAAATCTCCTCTGAATGTAGTAATACCAATAACATCAAGATTTTGAGTTGTTGTTGTATCGGTTACATTAATATTTTTTACAAATCTAAATGTATCGGTGGTGATAAATTTAGAAGTATTTGCATTATATTCTAAAAAGAAACCATCTGCTAAAGATGATACATCAACGTCACTTAGATCTACAATCTTAGATACTGATGATCCGCTAATATTTGAGAGGACTTTTATTACCCCCTGACCACCAATTCTATCTGGTATACTTGGCATTACCTTGTTACTCCTGCTCTTACTAAAGCCATACCCTCAAATGCTTTATATTTTTTCCCTCCGGAGTCTAATCCCCCAATTTCAACTAGAACATCATAAACATATCTACCGGGGTTTATATTCAGAGTTTGTTCATCAGTTAATGATAGTTCAATAATACCAACTTCAGAATCTAAAATTGTCGAAGTAAAAGAAACTGATTTTGAACTAGAGGGACTTTTTCTTAACTGTGCAGTAACACCATATCCAGTAATATTAATACTAGAATTAGTTCTAGAGTCACCTAAGGTAAAGGAACTGGAAAAATCAAATCCCTGCTCGATTACAATATTAGATGCATAAACTGCCATTATCTTTATAAATTATAATCCTTTAGATATTTATATGAATTATTGGTAGCAGTTATTTGTTTAAAAAATCTTTGAGTAAATTTTTTATTTCTTTGATATCTTTTTTCATATTATTAAATTCTTCTTTCTCAAAATTTTTTCGTTTCACTCTATTCGTATACCTATCATAAGCAATATTGTCACAATTAACAATTGCTCCAGTATCCTCATCTCTGTAAAGATGAGGATGATCTTTAACCTTTATTAAATTCTTCATGCGAGTGCTATTGTTCTGAGGTCACTAATAATTGGTGCATTTGCCTGATCAGTTCCTGACATAATAATTTTGATAGAATACCCACTAAATTCTCCCAAGTTATCAGCACTAAACTCATATTCTAAGAACTGATTAGCAGAACTTGCAGGAACTTTAACATCAGATTTTCCGTTATTTAAAGATGGATCAACAACTCTAAATCCGCCATCAGAAGTTGCCTCAAGATTCTCATATCCAGGGAACAATTCAAATTCCTGTTCAATTTCAGATGAATCATCTCTGACAAGACTATAAAGAACTCTAATATCTGCAGAAGTAGGTCTGTATGCTCCAAGTATAACTTTCAAGGAAGATGCTGGTTTGGATAATCTAATAGTATCAGAAACATAGATTGCTGAGTGTGGATCATCTAAAATAGAATTGACTCTAGAATCAGTGGCAAAGTTTGTGACAGGTCTATTCAAATAGTTTGATGCATATTCGATGGTAGAATCTTCAAGGTTTATAATTGGGGATAAATTTTCATCTGTGCTGTTTAATGTAATTGCTGTAGTGAATGATCTTCTACCAGAAACATTGTTGAATGCTGGTTGCTGTAATTCATTTACTCTAGAACATACTATTCTGGTTGATTTTAAATTATTGAAAGAATTTAATTCTACTGGTTCTACTTCATTTAGAAGTTGGAAAGAAGTTTCATTACCATCAATACTAGTTCCAGTTGTCGTTCTAACAACGGCACTAACTGAAGTTGAATCTCCAGGTGCCTGAACAAAGAATCTTGGATTTACTGAATTGAATTGAATATTCTCAGTTGCATAGACATTATTTCCACCACCAACAAACTGTCTATTAAATGATAGTTGTGGTAAAGTTGCAGTATCTTCAGACCTATCCACTCCATATGTAGCACTCCGGTCTATTTCAACATAATATCCATTGGAATCAATTCCAGTATCAGAAATATCATAGATTACATTATTAATTCTTCTTAAAGATACTCCATTAAACTCATATTTTTGAACTTTAGAATTAACTTCATGTGATTCAGTTTTTCCTTCAATAGCTCTACCAAGAATTCCTCTCAATTGTCCTGTAGTAGCTTCCGTATAACTTATAACTTCATCTCCAATTTTTACATATCCAGGATTATCATTGCTAACAGGAAGTCCTTCGAAAGTTTCAAATACTGAAGAATCTTCAACAAATATTGTATCAGAACCGGCTAA